CGTGGGGGCCGACCCGGGCACGAGGTTCGGAACGGTGACGTCACCGCTGCGCCGGAGCAGGGCGGTGAGTTCGTCGCCCTGGAACCAGCCCCGGCCGTCCAGCCCCCAGCCCTCGCCCCAGGAATTGTCGACCCAGACACGGTCGTTGTCGGCGTCGAACTCCCGGGCGAATATCTCGTGCCCGCCCGCCACACCGGAGCTGAAGTCGACGGCGATGCGGCCGTCCGGCTGCGTCTCCATCATCGAGTTCTCCCACTCCAGCCCGAGGGAGACGGGACCGGCCTGGAGCGCGGTGACGACGGCCGGATAGGTGAAGGCGTGGAAGTACTTGTCGATCAGCCCGAGCATCTTCATCGCCTTGGCCATGCTCAGGCCGTCGGATCCTGTGTCGTCCGGCTCCCACGCGCCGGAGAACGGGTCGATGCGGGTGATGAGCCGGTACATCTGGAGCGCGAAATCCTCGTCCAGCGCCCACACGGACCCGGCCTTGAACATCTTCTTGGTGTCGGCCTTGGGGATGACGACCGAGGACGCACCGACGTAGCCCGAGGCGTTGTCGGTGCCGAGGTGCTCGGGGACGTTGTTCGGCACGCACGAGCCGATGCCGCCCTGGTTGAGGATGGGGATGTGCCGGGGCCAGGCCACGTTCCTGATCGCCGTGCGCGGCAGCACGCCGACGGCGTACTGGGGCCGGGCGGAGCGCGAGTCGTGGTGGACGTGACGGCCCAGACGCGGGTCGTTCGGGGCGTACACGTGGGTACGGATGGCCATGCTGCGCTCCTACAGCGTTGGTGCGGGCGTGAGCCCGTTCAAGTCGGCGAGGTCGAACGCCTGCCGGGCCAGCGCCACGCACCGTGGCGGGAGCACGGAGACGTCCCAGCCCCTGAGTATGCCGTCGATGGCCACGTGCGTCGCCGTGTGGCAGTCGGGACAGAGCTTCTTCAGAGGCGTGCCGACGGGCTTGCCTGCGGCGAGGAACCACGACTCGGGGCAGACGTGGTGCGCGTTGAGGATGGGAACGCGGTGCACGTACAGCCCGCAGAGCTGGAGCTGGAGCACGCCGCCGGGCGCGGTGATGCGCAGCGGTACGCCGCTCACGGCGCCTCCCGCAGCAGGGACGGGTGGATGTCGGGGAGCGCGCCGGGCCGGGCGATGCCCCAGCCGTTGCAGTAGTCGCACTCGGCCTTGAGCATGCCGCTGTCCTGCATGGTCAGCGTGCGGTCCACGTGGAAGCAGAACCGCATCCCGGTCCCGGCCAGGTTCCGGTTCTGCATGTCCTCCATGACGGCGCGCTCCGGCAGCGTCCAGCGGGTCTCGCTCACGCCCGGCCCCCGAGGCGGTACAGACCGGCGGCGAGGTAGCTGACGCTGGCGGCGCAGACGGCCGCTATGGCCGCTCCTGGGCCCGAGAGAGGCACGGTGTATGCGGCGGACACCCACAGCGCGAAAGCGCCGGAGAACACCACCGAGGCAGCGAAACGGAGCAATACCCGGCGCAGCGTCAGCGGCCGACGGTGACGGCGCCGGGCACGATGGTCTGTGGTCATGGACTTCCTTGTCCGGTCAGAGGACGCCCAGCAGGGCCAGGATGAGGATGACGAGCAGGATGACGACGACGATGCCGACGATGCCGTACATGTGACCACCTCCCTTACGGAGCGCTTACCCCTCGGGAGGGTCGTCAGACCTGGCGACAACCTCACCCTCGATGGTACGCAGGTGCGCACCGGCCGCCTCCAGGACGCGCTGCCGCACGGAGGGCTCCAGCTCCGGCGCCGCTGCGAACCCGGCCAGGATGGCCTCGACGACGTCCGTGGCCTCCTCCTCGACCCGGCGCGCCATCGCGATGTCGATCTTCTCCCGGGCGTTCGTGCCCTCCAGCCGGGCCTGCTGCTCCTCCAGCGCACGGAGCTGCGCCAGGGCCGCGAGCACGGGGCCGTCGTCACGCATCGGGTTGCCCTCGGCGTCCGTGACGATCTCGCCCTGGTACAGCACGTAGTGCGGGGAGGTCAGGACGCGGTACAGCTGGCGCCGGATGTCGTTGAGCCGGAGCGTGGCCGCTGTGATCTTCTCCTCGACGGCCGCGTCCGCCCGCCTGCGGTACTCCTTCAGCGCCCTGCTGATGTCCACGCCGACCTGGTTCTGGATCTGCGGGATGGAGAGGTCGGGGGTGTGGCGCCGGTAGTCCTCGGCCATCTGCTCCGCGACCATGCGGTACGTGAGACCACGGTTGGCCAGAGTGACGGCTTTCCACCTGCGTGCCTCGACCACAGACTGCTCGGACGAGTTCCAGCGCTCAGACATGATCTTAACCTCCCCGTGGTCTAGCGGATCACTCCCTTGGTCCGTTCACGGTACGCGATGGCCCTCGCAGACTCCTCCGCCTCGCTCGCGCACCTGGTCATGGCGCTGCGCATGTAGCTGACGACGGAGATCCTCTCGGCGCCGCAGACCTCGCAGCACGTGGTCCGGCGCTCGCCGCAGACACAGATGATCGGCGTGTTGCCGTGCCACTGGTGCGCGTCCATCAGGATCAGGTCGTCGTCCTTGAGGTCCACCGCCACCCGGAACTCCGGGAAGGTGAAGATCCCGCCGGAGTACGCGCCCCGGCGCAGCGTGAAGATCGTGCTGAAGCCCTTGTCGAGGTCGCCCCTGTCGGTGTGCACGCCGGTCGGATACGTGTTGTTGACCGTGATCGTGGTGAAGGGCGTGCCGGGCACGACCCAGTCAGGGTGCGTCTTGTCGATCTCCTCCATCTGCGCCGCGTACCGGTCCGGCACATGCTCGCGCATCCGGCGCGCCACCTCGGCGAACACCGGCTGGAGGGCCTGCCACTGCGGGAGGTTCTTGCCGGTCCACGCGGTCAGTCGGCAGAACTTGTACGTGCCTCCGGGGTCCAGCGAGCCGAGGACCCCGGAAGACACGCCCATCGCGTAGCTGCGCTTGGTCGAGCCGACGTTGACACGCTCACTGCCCGAGGCCAGGCCCCGGTTGTAGGTGATGACGTCCTTGCGCAGCGCGTGGAGGATCTCGTAGTGCTCGTCCGTCACCACGCCCCGCATCGCACCCGGCAGATAGACGCACAGCAGCTTGCCGTCCGGCCGGAACACCCGGGCCGGGCCGGTCAGCAGCACGTTGTACGCACTGTCGCTGATGACCTTGCCGACCTTGCTGTCCAGTTCCTCCTGTGGGATCCGGCTGCGGATGCGGACACTGATCACGGCTGCTCCTGATCGCTGAAGGGTCTCCGTACAGGATGCCCGGACGGCCGGGCCGGGAGCAGGGCCGGTCAGTACCACATCCGGTACTGCTCCGACCCGCACCGGCACCGGTAGACCGGCTGGAGGAACAGGCCCCACGCGCCGACCCGGCGGTGCCAGTGGATATGGGGCCACCTCATGGCTGCGTCAGCTCCCGCAGGTCGAGGAGCGGGAACGCGTCGAGGATCTCGTCCACGACGGACACCCGGTCGGCGTGGTCCACGGACTCGGACCGGATCGTGCGCACGCCGTCGGTGGCTATGGCCCACTCGAACATGCGCTCAGCCCGGGTCATCGCACCCTTGCGCCAGGACGGGTTCTGCTTCCCGCCGCGCTGCTGCCACCGGTAGTCGAGCACATCCTGCGGAGCGGACAGCGAGACGAACGTGACCTTCACCCCGGCGGAGACGAGCCCGGACAGGAACGGCCGGGTGGCGAGCCGGGCCCCTTCGCCGAGGGCGAACGGGGTCCACGTGGTGGAGAGGAACTGAAGCGCGCGGGGGCCGATGTCCATGGACAGCGCGTCCGTGCCGGGGAAGTCGTCCCGGGGCACGCCCAGCTCCAGTCCGACCTGACGGCCGGAGACAGGGTGCTGGAGCCGGACGTGCGGTACCGGGTGGTGCTTCTCGATGACCTTGTCCCAGTGATGGGTGAGGATCTTCGCCAGCGAGGACTTGCCGACCCCGGGCGGCCCGGCGATGTAGATCAGCTGGTTGATCACACTCTTCTCCGTTCGTACCGGCGCACCAGGACCAGGCCGCCGTACCACGCCCACAGGAACGCCGAGACCGAGAACAGGCCGACGGCGACGTTGTCCGTCCACCGCGCCCGGCCGGTCACGATGAGCAGCACGGCCGCCGTCTCGAACGCGACGGCCGCGAACAGCAGGAACCTCACGCCGGTCCCGCCTTGGCCGAGGCCGGGAGAGACTTCCACAGCCGGTTGAGGTCGCAGGGCGGGACGTAGCCGGGCCACCGGCCGTCGTCGAACAGGTGCCAGCCCGCGTTGTCGGCGCACCAGTCGACGAGCTGGCTGCATATCTGCCGGTGGCTCGACTCGATGAAGTGCTTCAGGCCCGGCGGGTGCAGGTGGAACCGGTGCAGGGCGATGGCCGCGTAGTCGAACCAGGCGTATTTGACCTTCTTGCGGGCCTGCTCCTTCAGCAGGCGCACCATCGCGTCCCGGTACTCATCCGGGCAGATGAGCCAGCGAGTGGTCGCCGGGTCGTGCCAGTTCGCTATCTCCCGCGCGCCCTCCGGCATCGCCTCGACGATCAGGTTGTCCTCACGTGTGACGTGCATCTTGCCGGACCGGTCGCGCTCAAAGGTGTTGTAGTCCCCCACATAGCCGAACGCGTGCTCGTACTTCTCGCTGCCGCAGCCGTTGAGCTGCTGCATCCGCCGGATCAGCTCCCCGCCCCAGTCGCTGATCGACGTGAGGCCGATGTCGCCGGGCCGGGGCTGGTAGACCGTCGGTCCCAGGTGGACCATGTCGTTGCTCCTTGTCGGATAGATCACGGTGTCCCCGTGGTCCCAGTGGTAGGTGACGGTGCAGACACCGTCCAGGTCGGCGCGCCAGCTGATCTCCGGCACGCCGATGCGCTCGCCACGCTCGATGACCTCACGCACGGTCATGTTCCAGCGGACCGGCGGCCGTTCCCGCAGCGGTTCGGCGGGCATCAGCGCTGCCTCTTTTCCAGGGCCTTGAGCGGGCACGACTCCTCGTGCGGAATACGGCCGCAGGTGCACTCCAGCATCAGCCCGCCTCCATCTTCCCGATCAGCTCCCGGGCGTACGAGGGGGCGAAGGCATAGCCGGTCCGGGCGAACCCGGTCAGCGCCCACACGTGCGTGCTGATCCGGCCCGCCACCGGCTGCTTGTCGACGGACTCCCACCGCACCCCGGCCCGGTAGGTCCAGCGCCGGGTGCAGGTGATCAGGCCCCGGTCCATCATCGTGTTCAGGATCAGCGTGGACCGGGACCGGGCCTCGGCCGGGGTCCGGCCCTTCGAGGCGGCCGTGCGGGTGATCACGCCGTCGTCGGCCGCCACGTGCGTGAGCCGGTCCGTGATGCGCAGCAGCTTGAGCGGCTTGATCATCGTGTAGTCCTTGCACTCGAACACGCCGCCGTAGACCGGGCGGCCGGTGTACCAGTAGTCCATCCCGGCACCGCAGGCGAGGACGAGGTGGTGCGCGTCGGCCGGGACACGCTCCGGCCCGAGGGCCGCGAGCACGCCGCCGGGCCCGTCACGGTACTCGGACAGCCCCCACGAGCCCTCGGGCTTGACCAGCGGAGCCGTGGGATGGACCAGGATGTGGTCGCCCTGCGTACGCACCCGGCCGTCCCGGGTGTGCAGCAGGCCCTCGCGCGTGATGATCCAGCCGTGCTCGTCGTACCAGTCGAGGGACTCACGCACGCGTGCCTTGTCCTCGCCCTTGAACCAGGCCGTACGCACGTAGGCGTAGGCGCAGCGTGACGCGGCAAGGTGGGGCTGCCGGTCGGTCACGAGCACCTCGTGCCCGCGCTCCCGCAGCATTCTCGCCAGCACGGACCCGGCGATGCCCGCGCCCGCTATCAGGATCTTCATCGTGGTGCTCCCGTCCGGTCCCGCAGGAAGATCCGGCCCGTGGTGCAGTAGTGGACCCGTGCCGAGTGGTCGATGCCGAGCCGTCCGGTGATCTCACCCAGGTACGCCTCGGGGAGCACGCGGCGCCGGGCGTACCAGGCCCGGTCGGCCATGTCCGAGGGAACGGCGTCGAGCTGGAGCTGCATCTGGTCGATGTCGTGGCCCGGGTAGTACCGGCCCCGGGTCATCGAGTGGAAGTCGCACAGCGAGGTCTCCGCCGTCTCCACGCTGACCTTCAGCGCGTGCATGCGCATCTCGTCCACGAGCTGTGCGCTGACCTTGTCGAGGAACGCGACGGCGGCCGGGCCGTTGCCACTCGGCAGGTCCTCGTGCAGCAGCTCCAGTCCGTGCCGGGGGCCCGAGGAGTGCGCGTGCTGCATGTCGGGGGCCGCAAGGTCGAACCCCACGACCTCCTTGATCAGCTCCGTGGTCTTGAACGAGGCCCACCGGCCGTTGCCGGGGATCTTCCCGGCCCGGTGCTGCACCTGCGTCCACGCGTCCTCGGGAGTGCAGCCGTGCAGGCCGGACAGGAAGTAGTCGTCCAGCCCCCGCTCCCGGGCGATGCGCTGAATGTGGTCGAGGTGGAACCGGAGCCGGGGCCGGGTCCAGTGCCCCCGGCGCTCCGTGGCGCACGGCAGGTCCATCACCGCTTCACCGGCCCACCTCGGGTTCGAGGTCTCCTGGAAGGCGCGCAGGCCGGAGCCGAGGTGGTAGTAGGCCGCGTACACGAGCACGAGCCACAGCCGCTGCTCCACGCTCAGCTCCAGCTGCCGGGCGACGTCCTTCAGCACGGGGTAGGCCGGGTCCATGTCCCGGATCTCGGTCTGCACCCGGTGGAAACGGAAGTAGTCGTCACGCATCTTCTCCGGGTCCGCCCGCATCGCCGCTCACCGCCTCC